CCTAATTACCAAGCAAACGATAACATACCGTACCTACTACAGACAAAACAGGTACAGAGAAGATTTGCTACCCGTTTCTTAAACGAAACAACTTTACAGTTGCAATTCGGATCCGGAACCTCTGCAGATACAGATGAAGATATCGTACCGAATCCTGAGAATGTAGGATTAGGATTACCCTTCGAGCAGAATAAGCTAACAGCTGCATATTCTCCTACAAATTTTATATTTACAAATACATACGGTATTGCTCCATCAAATACAACTCTAACGGTTCGTTATCTAGTAGGAGGAGGAGTTTCTGCAAACGTACCAGAAAATACTCTAACACAGATTAACACAGCAGGTGTTGTCTTCAATAATGCTACTATTACAAATACAACTCTTGCAAACTCTATATTTAATTCATTAGCTGTTAACAACACAGTTGGAGCTACAGGAGGTCAAGATGGAGACAGTATTGAAGAGATAAGACAGAACAGCTTATCAAACTTCCAGAATCAGTTAAGAACAGTAACGGTTGATGACTATGTACTTAGAGCACTAAGCATCCCATCAATCTACGGAACAGTTTCAAAAGCTTACGCAGTACCATTAAAAGCAGAAGATGTAGGGATAGGCACAACACCAGCCTCAGTAGCGCTTTATGTATCAACATATAATAACAGTAAGAAGCTAATCCCTGCAACTGAAACACTAAAGCAGAACTTACAAACTTATTTATCTCAATTTAGAATAATAAACGATTCAGTTGAAATTAAAGATGCTTTCGTTGTTAATATTGGAATAAACTTCGATATCATAACTTATCCTAACTATAATAGCAGTCAAGTATTAAACAACTGTATCTCACAGTTAGTAGATTATTTTGATATCGATAAGTGGCAGATCAACGAACCTATCATATTAAAAGATCTCTACATCTTATTAGACAAGGTAGAAGGAGTTCAAACAGTTAAGAATATTGAAGTAGTAAACCTAACTGTTGCAGACGGAGATTACAGTACTTACGCATATGATACTAAGGGAGCAACGATTAACAATGTAGTTTACCCTTCCATTGATCCAATGATCTTTGAAGTTAAGTATCCTAACGTAGATATTAAAGGAAGAGTAGTTTCTCTTTAATTCCTATTTATAACAAATGGCAGTATATAAAATCTTCCCGGAGAAAGACGCTACCCTGTATAGTGAATACCCTAACACAAATACCGGTATCGATGAAATTATCGAAGCCACCACATCAACCGAAACAGATGGTGGTGAACCTGCTGTGAGTAGATTTTTAATTAAATTTAACCAATCTCAAATCTTAGACGTTATAAACAGTAAAGCTACCGGGTCTATTGCATCATCTTTAAGAGTATTTGTAGCTAAAGTAGAAGGACTTAGTCAAGAAACAACATTATATTGCTACCCAGTATCCGGTTCATGGCAGAACGGAACAGGTAAGTACTTAGATTCACCAGCTGTAGAAAACGGAGTTAGCTGGAATTTTAGAACATCCTCCGGCTCAGGAGCCTGGTTAACATCAGGTTTTGGATCAACAGGAGCAACAGCCTCTTTCTCAGCATCTAATCCCGGAGGCGGTAACTGGTACACAGCTTCTCTATACGCCCAGAGTGCTTCTTACCAATATAGAAGTGATTTAGATATTAATCTAAACGTAACTAATACAATTTTAGCTTGGTATAGCGGATCAATTCAGAATGATGGTTTTATCGTTAAACAAGCCGATTCCGCAGAATTCTCTACCGATCTGACAAAAAGAGTTCAATTTAAATATTTTTCAGTAGATACTAATACAATCTACCCTCCACAGTTAGAACTTAAGTGGAATGACTTTACCTACAATACAGGATCATCAACTCAAACAGTTGTTACAGATCCAGACGCAGTAGTAACTTTACCTAATAACTCCGGAACCTATTATCCAGAATCTATTCAAAGATTTAGACTAAACGCAAGACCACAGTTCCCGCCTAGAGTTTTTCTAACAAGTTCATTCTACACTACGAATTATTACTTACCTACAGCATCTTATTGGTCTGTAGTAGATTTAGATACAAATGAAGTTGTAATCGACTTCGATAGTACTTATACTAAGATTAGTGCAGATTCAACAAGTAACTATTTTGACCTGTATATGAACGGTTTAGAACCTGAAAGGTATTACAAAATACTACTCAAAACAATCATAAATGGAGCAACTAGAGTATTGGATGAAAAATATTACTTTAAAGTAGTCAACGGATAATGAGTGAAAAAATTACACTGTCAAAAAATGTATACAGTAAAACACAGTTTGAAAAGACTGTAGACACTTCTTTTTCACAATTAGTTCCAACAGCACCTGAGACCCCTATTACGAACATTCCTACAGTAGATGAATTTTTTACATACTATAGAGAATTGTTCTTTACTATCCCAAAAGAGGGTGAAACAAATAGTCACCAGTACTTAGTAAACACTAGCGGAGAATATATAGGAGATACAGGCACCAGTGCTGAAATCGAAGTATTATTAGAAGAAATAAATAATCTAAGAGCTCAAGTATTAACCCAGCAAGAACTCTTACAAACTCTTAGATCAACACAAGATACCTTATCAAGAACTACCTCATGATAAAAACTAAAGTATTTCAAATTAACCCAACAACATTCGAAGATACTTCAATTTCAATTGAGGACGCTAGTCTTATAACTACCCAACAGCTAGACGAACAGTTTGATACAAACAACAATCAAGTTGAACTGTATACCTACTTACCCCCAAATACTCTTGCAGGCAGTTACTATAATTACTCAAGGTGGAAAAGCTACCAAGATCCTTCTTTACCAAGTACCGGTAAATTACAGGACTTATATATCAACCCAGAGATAGACGGGGAAGTAGTCGGTGTCTCTAACGGAGATGTTTACCTAATTTATAATTTTGTAAATAATGAATTACAATCTTCTATAGATCAACCCTTCTATATTAGCAATATCTCTAGTAATAGGACGGAAGTTCTATTAAAGACTAACAATCTACCTAATCAGGTACTGGCTCAATTACTTAATGATTTTATAGCTGAGAGAAATAAGCTACCCTACTTTGGGGAGTTTTATTTAAATTTCGGAGATAATCAACAGGCCCTCGGTGTAAATATACAACTAGATACTACCGATGCTTTAAGTTACGGAGTTCTAATAAAGTTATACGAACCCCTACCTGTTAATTACAATTTAAAAGCTCAGTGCTGGGTACAAACCAGAATAGCAGATCCAGTAGGTTATAGAGTTAACTACAATACAATCGTAGAGATACCAGACGGTAGAATACAGCTGCGACAGCCTAATTTTAACTTACCTGTCTTTAATAAGCTTGGAAACTCTACCAACTATCAAAATTTAACAACATTAAAAGAGACATCAGTAACCGGTTCAACAAACCAGCTCAACTCTCTATTAGTTGAAAAAGGAGTAGAAGTTAACATAGATTATTCAGACTATAACAACTTCGTACACTTCTCTTCAGCCGCTACTAGATTATCTAACTTTTACTATAAAGCTAGCTTAATCGAAACGTATCAAAATGATATAAACAGCCTGCTTACTATTCCAACTACGTTAGCAAGTTCAGAGAGTATCGCATCTAAACAAGCAGAAATCTCAAAAATAATAACGCAGTTTGATGGGTATGATTACTATCTATATTACGAATCAAGTTCAACTGCTTGGCCAAAAACAAACTCTACCCCACCTTATTCTTTAGCATCTACAGGAAGTGCAGCTGTACTAAATTGGATAGGGTTAAATATAAACGGAACTCCTTCAGGAATAGGTCAACTTGCAACAGCATCCTTATATGATAGTGAGAATCAAGACAACCTGATAAACTCTATCCCAGAATATTTAATAGAGGATTCCGAGAATGAACCCTACCAGGTTTTCGTAGAGTTAGTAGGTCAGCATTTTGACACCTTGTATCTTTACACAGATGCAATCTCAGAAAAATATAATGCTGATAATAGATTAGATTTTGGTATTTCTAAAGACTTGATTGCAGATGTATTAAAATCTTTTGGTATTAAGATTTATGAGAATAACTTCTCAACCAGCGATCTATACACAGGTCTTATAGGATTAACCCCGTCAGGATCTACTTTACTACTTCCAGACATAACAACTATTTTCCCTGTAACAGGTTCAGGAATAGAGTACATTCAAACTATCGTTAGTGCGTCTAATGATTTAGTAACGTTAGATGATTTAAATAAATCAATTTATAAGAGGTTATATCATAACCTTCCTCTACTTGTAAAGAAGAAAGGTACTCTTGCTGGTCTTGAATTACTAAGAACAATTTACGGAATACCTGATACTATTTTAAGGATTCAAGAATTCGGAGGTAAGGATAAAGATGAATCAACTTGGGATCAATGGGAAGATACTTACAACTACGCTTTTGAAACAAACGGCGGAAGTAGTATTAAAAGTAGGTGGCAAATCAACTCAGCATGGAGTGCTAGTATACAATACCCTGATGCAGTAGCTCTACGTATTAAACCAGGTACATTACCAACAGATGCTACTCAGATACCATATTCTCAGAGTATTTGGAAAGGTGAGAGTATCTCAGAAGATGCTCTCATATTACTAACATATACCGGACAAGGCTATGTTTCAAGCTCATACAGTGCATCTGCTGTAGATCCTAACTACCAATATGCAAGGTTAGACTTTGTACCAAACGATACCACCCCAACAATCTCTGCATCAGTAACACTACCATTCTTTAACGGTGAATGGTGGACTATAGCATTTATTAGTAACGGTGCAAATACACTTATCGCTAAAAGTTCAAACGGAAATAAAATAGGCTTTCAAGCTTCATCTTCCGTAGTAACTACAAGCAGCTGGGGTACTTACTTTAGTTCTAGTTTTGCTTCCGGTAGCTCTTTTGCAGGAACTACTTATAAGAACTTCTCAGGATCTATTCAAGAAATTAGATACTATACTGTAGCTTTAAACGATACGGCTTTTAATAACTTCGTAATGAACCCTAGTTCAATACAAGGGAACACTATTAATCAAAGCCCAGATCAATTAATCTTTAGGGCTGCATTAGGAGGAGAACTTTATACCGGTTCAACTTCAATTCATCCAAAAGTTTCCGGTGAATGGCAAACAACAGCTTCGTTCGTTAGTAATAGTAATTTTGTAATATCCGGCTCAGGTCAATTTGTACCGAATAAGGAAATCTTCTATTATAGCCAACTAGCAGCCGGTATCAAAAATGCTGTAACTAATAAAGTACGTATTGAAAATGCAACTCCATACCAAGCCGTACTTTCAAACCAAATATCAATCCAGCAAAACTCCCCAGTTAGTCAAAGTTACACTTCTAATATCAACTATTTAGAAGCCGGATTTTCTCCTAGTAACGAAATTAACAGTGACATCAATTCACAGTTAGGATACTTTAACATCGGGGAATATATAGGAGATCCTAGATTTATTTCAGAATCAAGCTATAGATACCCTGATTTAAATGCTCTAAGCACTGAATACTTTAAAAAGTATACTCAATCATATAACTTAGAGGATTACTTTAGGTTAATTAAATTCTTTGATAACTCTCTATTTAAACTAATAAAAGATTTCGTCCCTGCAAGAACTGCAGCGGCTACCGGTGCAATTGTTAAACAGCATCTACTAGAGAGAAACAGACAGAGACCAGCTCAAGTAAGTTATACTCAACCTGAATATACAGCCTCAGTTACATCTGTAGCAAGAGATTATCAAACAGGGTCTATAGGGGTTTTCACAGGCGGTCCTGGTGGATCAGTTAACGCCTTAACAGTTACATCACAATCATGGTCCTCCTCTATATTAACCCCACAGGGGTTAGTTAACCAGGTTAATTCTTCTCAGTATGAATTCTTTAATGGAGAGTATTCCGGCTCTAGTATTCCTGCTAAACCTATCTACGAGTTAAATCTAGAACCGTTATTAAACAACGCAACTAGCAGTAGACTTTCAACAGAGTATCAGGATGTAGATTATAATCAAAATGCATTAAATCCTACAAACCTCTCTACCATATTAACCGACAGTGCAACCCCGGCAGCAGTACAAGATTCAAACTACTCTTCAGGAAGTGTCTGGGTTAATGCAAGATATAACGGTTCTAGGTTAACCAGTAAGTTGTACAATGTATATACTCCTGGGGATATCTCTTACGGTAAGACAGCAGTTATTGATAACTACTGTGATTATATCGCACAGTTTGACTGGGTAGGAGGAGCAGATCCAGAATACCCAGGCGGAGGAAATATTCACATCATTGGATTGATTCACACAGACGGAACTGTGATTGGATTAGATGGAAGTAACAGTAACTTAAGTATAGTTGAACAGATTTTTAGACAAGGAGACTTAGCTACAGCTTACATTTCATCCTACAGCTCAAACCAATCAGTAGGTACTGTAGAGATTGAAATAGGAGGAGGCTTATATCAAACAATCTTAGTAAATTCTGGCTCCAATACTGCCCAATTTACCCTTAAGTGGGAAAATGATGCTATCGCCTCTACCTATACCCCGGTATACTTTTTAACCGGATCTGTAGAAGCAACTACATTAATTGACAATAACCAGAAATGGTTGTACCCTTTCTTAACCGGTAGTGATTCAAACTTAGGTAAAATTGAGTATTTAAGACCAGATTCTGCAGATCAGACTTTCTTCTTCTATAATAAGAACACTGGAGGGTATCCAACATCAAACGATACTAACCGTGGAGCAACACTGTATAAAGATACATTACTACCACTACAGTATGGAGATTATATTAGATTCGGAACCACTGGGTCAATACAGAGTGATAGTGGATCACTTGACGGAAGCTTCTCAGGCCTTAGTTTAGCTGCTATCAGAACTCTAACCTTCACGACTGCTAGTCAAACAAGCAGCTTAGACATAGTACCTACAGTTATTAGTAGTAGTTTATTATTCGGAGCTTCAACCAATACAAATCAAAATTATAGAATCTTCAGAAGAATACCAAACGAAACCTTTGTGTTAGTTAAAAATAAACCAGTCTACGCTGGGGGTGGATTACTTATCCCTGCAAACTTCAATCCGAATTACAATCCGTTGGATGTAGCACGTAAAGCTGGTATCACTTTTTAAAAGTTCATTAAATCACATATTTATAATAAAAATACCAAATGGCATATTTAAGCAATACAGCAGTCACAGTTGATGCAATCTTAACAAAAAAAGGTAGAGAACTTCTTGCAAGAGGAGACGGTTCCTTTAAAATTACCCAGTTTGCATTATCAGATGATGAGATTGATTACACTCTCTACAATCCAAGTCAACCTTCAGGTTCAGCTTTCTACGGAGAAGCAATCGAGAACATGCCCTTATTAGAAGCATTTCCTGATGAAACCCAAATCATGAAATACAAGCTCGTAACTCTTCCAAGAGGTACAGCTAGAATGCCAGTATTGGATATCGGCTATTCTTCCATCACTATCAAGCAAGGTGCAGGATTAGCAATCACTCCTCAGACTTTGAATTACCTGTCACAAACTGCATTGTTTGAATCCTCTGGATATACATTCACAATTTCAGATGTAAGACTGTTCACTACTTTCAACGGAGTTGGAATTAACACTCCTGAAGTTCAAGCAGCAAATCAAACAACTACAATCGGTACTAATGTATCTAAGACAGTAATTGGAACTACATTGAACTTAAGTGCAACTACTGTAAATACCTTATTCGGAGGAAATACATCATTATCAGCTACATTACAAGTAGTGGGTAGAGATTCAGGTGCAAGACTTCAAATCCCAGTAACTGTCCTTAAAACAAACTAAAACATAGACCATGTCATTTAAAAGATTAGATCCAGAAGATTTTTTAGTAAGTATAGATTCAGTAACAGCGACTGCTTGGTCTACCAACAGTCCAACGTTAACTACTTTCTTTACATCTTCTACAACTAGCACTAACGATAGTTATTATAAAAACGTATACCAGACAGCATCTGCGTTATCCGGCTCATCAGTTCAATTTGCAATTGCTTACGGTAACAAGATAGGATCAGGAAGTGCTAACTTTAACGACCTAGTACCAGGAGTAACTCCAACCAGAACTGTTTACGGTCAGTACCGTAATTTAATTTACGGAAGTGAAACAGCAGAGTTTATCTTTGGAACTGTAACTGCTTCTGATTTCTGGGCAATTTCTGTAGATAGAGCAAGATATAAAGAACATTTACTAAAAGGTACTTTTAACATTGAAGTTAAAAATGGTAGTTCTACAATCTTATTAACTGATAATTCAGGAATGGTATCAACAGATACTTACTTAGATTGTGGTAGGGTATACCAAATTATCTCCGGTTCAAACGGAACTGCTTATTCTGGAACAGGTTATTCACCTACTTCAGGATCTTACGGATTGTTCCTACCCGATATTGCAACAATCATCCTTAACCCACTAGCTTTATCGCAATCAATTAACCTAGAGCCTTCTAGATCGAACGATTCAGACGGATTAAACATTCAAAAATTATTCGTAGCTGTTTCTGGAGCTGCTTCTTTCAAACTTAACAGTGAAGAAACAGTAACATCTGATTACGTATTCGTTAGAGCAAGGAATGCAGAATTTAACTATTCAGAGAATCCATCTTTCATTTCAGGATCAACAGGAGACGTTATTTACAGTACATTCATTAACTCCCCACAGACCTACATGACTACTGTTGGATTTTATAATGACACTAATGATTTATTGGCTGTAGCTAAATTATCTAAACCGTTACTTAAAGACTTTACAAAAGAATCTTTAGTTAGAGTTAAGCTTGACTTCTAAAATGAATGACTGCGTTCAAACAACTACTAGCATCTGACATAATTGTTTCACCCTTAGAGGTGAACAAAGCTTTCCGGTTCGCCGGTGCGGCAGCTTTGACTGCATCTAATGTTGGAGTTGATAGATTTTTAGGGCAGAATATACAGGGCTTATTTGACCTAAGTGAAAGTACTACCGGGCAAGTTACCTCGGAGTATAAAAGGTTAATCTATAGTTCCATTAAAGAATTATACTACTCTAACTACTTAAGCTCTAGCTACGGAGATCCAGTCTCAGTTCCTTTTACTATTTTAGGAAACTCTCCAGAAGGAGATGTATTAGTAGGATCTACTAGTTCTGCTGGAAGGTTTGAAAACTACCTAGAATCAACACTAGCTTTTGAAAGATACTTTCCAACTTCCTCTAGTGCAGTTATTGGAGTTATATCTATTCCAACAAAGTTATATGGAGATAAAATTAAACCAGGTTCTTTTATAATCACATCAGATTCTGGAAGTGTTAGTGATGACGGTAACGGTAATTTAATTTTCTCTTTAGACGGGGAATACTGCGGTAATATTATATACCAACACGGAATAGCTGTGTTAACTAAAGATAACCCTGTAGGAGGTTCTTTATACGGATCAGGAACTTATGGAACAGCATCTTACGGAGGAGGTACAAATCCCTTCATTGAGAATTTAATACTATCCTCTAACATCACTTGTTCATTCTCTAGTTCATTTACAATATTTGAAACTCAGTACAAATGTACTTTTGATCCTTCAGAGTTTAATTTCTCTCTAAACCCGTCCCTGATCTCAGGATCAACAGAAGGAACAGTTTATGACTTTGCAACAGGATCTTATTTTAACCCATACGTAACAACAGTCGGACTATATAATGAAGCTCAAGACTTAATTGCAGTTGCTAAGTTAGCAAAACCACTACCAAGTAATAACGTAACAGATACAACAATATTAATTAACATCGATAGATAAAAATATGCCCAATTGGTTTTACGAAAATAAAGAAGTTACAGAAGAATATCAATTTAACGAAAAAGCAGTCGGATTTGTTTACATGATAACAAATATTGAGACTGGCAAGTTTTACATTGGAAGAAAGATATTCACTAACACAATCACTAAGAAACTTACAAAGAAAGAAATTTCTGAGCAGTCCGGTCCAGGAAGAAAGCCTACTAAGAAAAAAGTGAGCAAAGAATCTAACTGGAGAGGGTATTGGGGGTCTAGTAAGCCGTTACTTGCAGAAGTAAAGGAGATCGGAGAAGATAAGTTTAAAAGGGAGATTTTAAAGTTGTGTTTTTCTAAAAAACAACTAACTTATTATGAAATTGCTTATCAATGTAAATATGACGTACTTGAAACAAAT